CCTGTAATCGTTCTTTGATAATTATTGCCGAACGTCGTTCCATCATTCTCGGAGATTCGATACTGTTCGCCTGTTTCTGGAACTGTAATTATTGACCTTGGTTGAAGCATTTTATACGCCGATTCATTATCGGGAATATTTATCGTTGTAAAGTCTATTTGCTCGACTGTATTCAATTGTTGGGTAATATGAACATCACTTACTAGCAACGGTTCTTGATTACCTGTTAAATCGGATATATACAACATATGAACACCCCCCTTAATAATAAAATCTCGTTGTAAAACTTATCGTCCAATTACTTGCGCCACTTACTACAATTTCATTCTTGCCTACTGCAAAGTCTAGAAATTCATGATTACTATACTTAAATGCTGAAGCACCATCTAAAACAGGCTTTAAGCCATAAATCTGTAATTTATTGCCACCATTCATTGCTTTCTTAAAAGTTAGCTTTTGATCGGTGGTTTTATTTTCTATTGATAATTGACTTCCAACATTCCCTGTAAATTCAATCAATACTGGTCTTTCATCAGCTTTGAGTGGAATGTGTCCCAAATTCCAAATGTCGAAGTTACTTTGATTGCTATATTTGTATGAAATTTTTTCATCACTCGGAACACCAAGTCCCCAACTCATCAAATTACTTGGAACTGTGAAATCATTCTCGGCTGTCGTAAATACTGTTTCTGCGAATCCTTCTCCATAAACTAAATTGATAGTTATTGGTTGCGAATACCAGAAACTGCCTTGTCTTGGAAAATCAAATGCTTCTGCACGCACCTTCCAACGAATTGTAGGTATACGCATATTGATTACATAAAAATCTTCGTAACTTGCGAATATCTTCAACACTCTTTGGCGCATTAACTCATAATCATAAACATTCTTAGCTTTCACACGAATCACTAACGGAGCCGTTGTCTGTTGAACCTGCGTATCAGTCAATGTTGCTCTTGTTTCATGAATCTGTGTGTATGTAAATTGATAATTTGGACTTGGTGGGTCAAAACTAATAACCCGAATGCCTAAATCATCAAGGTTATATGTTGTTCCATCTAACCGTTGAATTAAAATGCTTTCACTCATTAGTGAAGCCCACCTTTCTTGGATTGAATACTAATTTCTTTGGCTTGCATTGCCTTCATTAATGGATATGTACCTTGTACGATTACACCATTATCAAGCAATGTGTTTACCGTGATATTACCTAAATTATTTGAATTGATTCCAACATTGCCACGACCGATTGAAGCATTAGCATTTGAAATGCTCTTGCCTGTAAATTCATGAGCTTGGTTCCTTGAATTATGAATGGTCTTCAATGCTTTAGCCATGGTTCCATTAGGATTCTTTTCAACTCGTTTCTTGATTGCTTCCATGATTAATTGATCGGCACTATCTCTGTTTGGATTGATTGCTACTTCTGGTTCGCCCGGAATCTCGCCAAAAATAGCTTCTTTATCAGACCAACCACCATTGCCGAATCTTGGACGTCCTTGTGGTCCTGAATGCAACCAGTCAATCTTAGATGTCCCCCAAATTGATGTTGGACCGATTGAACTTTGCCAATCACTGTTATTAAAGAATGCAAGTAATTGGTCGAATGGATTCATAATATTCGTATGTCCCGGAACAGCGTAATAACTGAATGTTGGTGGTGTGTATTGCAAAATACCACGAGCTTCGTTACCACCGCTATTCATATCTTGGATTTGTTGAACAATGTTTCTGCCACCTGATTCGGACTGAATAACCGATTGCAACATCTTAATGAATGAATCACTAGGATTTACCTTCATCATTAAAGCAGCAGCCTTAATCATCTTTGGGTCGTAATTGCCACCCATGCTGAAATCCATATCGGATAATTCTTTCTTGAATGGTTCAGAAATTGACTTCAATAATCCATTTTCTAATGCGGGTCCAAACTGTCTTTCAAATAGACTGCCCGTAAATTTAGCCTTCTTATCGAATGACTTTCTCAATAAAGGCATTGGGTCTTTCTTGATCGTATCAATATGTGTAATTAGATAATCCATCATGTCATTGCTTGCGTCGCCTTTACCATTTGCATGATGTGGCAATCCTGCAACCATTGACATAAATTGCTTAGACATACTGTGTGGCATGATTGACGTATCTTGGTCAAGGTATCGAATTTCTTCGCCTTTAGTACCAACTGGATAAATACCATGGCGCTTATCATATGCTAATTCGTAACCCTGTTCGCCAACGACTGCCAAACCGCCTGCATAACCTGATGTACCACCTGCAAACTGTGCAAGTCCTAACTTCTTACCACCAAATGCACCAATGACTGTGTTTACGCCACCAATACCCTTGTTGATTTGAGCAATGACTTTGCCCATATCCTTGCTAGCAATACCCGGTAGACTATTAAATGCACTTCTGAACGATTTCTTCATAGATGTAAGCCATGAACTCCATGTATCAAGAAACTTACTTGAGAATTTACTTTCAGAATTAAGAACTTTGTTTGTTTCATCAACGAATGTACTGTCTAATTTGCCGACCTTTGATTTTTCATCACTGTTGGCTTTATTCCAGACATCACGCCAATCACTGTTAAACGTCTTCTTAAAACTTCTTAATCGTCTAATAATCTTGTTTACTGAATTATCGAATTGAGTAGCAAATTTACTGTTCTTCGTGGCTTTATTGGCAAGACTTACTTGTTCTTGCAATTCCTTGCCGATATTCTCACGTTTCAATGTCTTAGATAGACGTTGGAAATCTCTATTTAGCTTGCTGAATGGGTCTGATTTGCTCATTCTCTTACTGAATGTGTTCAAGGTCTTAAATGCACTATTTACGACCCTTACTTGTTTAGCAAACTGTCTCCAAATTGGCGTACTCTTCTTGATTTCTCTATCAATCTTATTGATTCGCTTACTTGGGTCATTCTTCTTTAATCCAGTATTTAATCTCTTGAAATCTTTAACAATATCATTCTTCTTTAAAGTCTTATGCAACTTCTTGAAATCAGTATTTAACTTACTGAATGAATCCTTTTTGCCTAACGACTTATTGAATTTCTCCAAAGAATCAAATTGCTTAGTGATTGATTTAAGCGACTTCTTCAAACTAGAAAATGTCTTGGAATACTTCTTCATGGTCTTATCGGATTTCTTGATTTGACCATCATATTTCTTTATTGATGAAATCTGCTTATTGATCTGTTTCTTACTGTTACCAATCTTTAACGTAGGGAACTTCTTAACTGTCTTCTTTAACTTCTTAACAGCTGAATCATAACCACCAATAGCTTTCGCCATAGCCTTGATATTGGCAACGTCCTTACTTGTTACTGTCTTTTGGCTTGCGACCTTTTCAATCGTCTTCTGTGTACTTGCCCCTTGATTCTTCTTAGGAGCCTTTGTCTTTGGACTGGCTTTGACTGTCTTTCTTGGAGCTGTACCTAAATCAATGTTTGGATTGAATCCACCAGAACTGTTGTTATTACGCATTGGATTTGACCCAACTGTCGTAACAGCCTTATTACTTGCATGAGTATTCTTTTGACCCCTTCTGGTTTCCGAATTATCACTCGTAAAGGTATTCTTTACATTCTCAAAATCATCTTTGAAACCTTTAAACAAATTGGACCAACGTTTCTTTAATGCAGGTATAATCTTGTCGAATCTACCCATGAAAGCATTAGAAACTACGTCCCAAATTGAAGACTTAATGCCAAATGCTACCTTGAACATATCTTTGACCATGTCAAATTCTGTCTCTATTGAGCTTTTTAGTGCTCTAATTCCAAAACCAATAACAGGGTGCTTTTTTTCAATCTTAGCAATAATATTATTCCAATTATGCATTGCTTCATGAGTATTGAAACCAATCTTGGCTATGATTCCTTTAGGTTTGAATCCTTTAGCCCAATCATTCCAACCATTGGAGAAATTAAGGGTAGCTTTTCCTGCCCATTTTCCTGCCATTCGACCAATGATATTACCAATCGTAGCGCCGACACCACCACCGAACACTGCACCAATACCGGTACCAATTAAGCCACCGATACCTTTACCTGTTCGTGTGAATCTTTCGTCCTTACTCTTTGATGTAATACCCTTGAATATATCGAATGCGTCAAACGCCATATTTAGCCCTAAGACTAATTTTCCACCGATTGACTTACCAACACTTGTAACTTTGCTTAACTTGCTTGAGCCTAAGATTTTAGATAGAATACCGCCTTTACTTGCACTAGCCGTTGCACCTTCTGCACCTTTTGCTAAATCTGTGCCTAATGCAATGGTCTTCAATCCTTTAAACAATTTGATTAATGATTGGATCTTCAACATGTAATTAGTAATCTTTGATGTTGCCCACATTCCTGCGAGTACACCACCGATAACTTGAATAGCCGTCTTATGCTTTGCGATTCTTTCTAATCCATCAGCAATAGCATTTACTCCATCGCCTTTGGCACCAATAAAAATCTTAAACAGACTTGCTAAACCGTCGATATATCCAATCGTCAAATTACTACCGATTGAGCCAACGCTCTTGAATATTCCTGTGATTGACTTGGCATGGTCAGCAACCCAATTAAGAGAATCTGTTAGCCCTTTACTGATTTTATTAACTGTGCCATTTAATACATTAGGCATATTTGTGTTTCCAACTTGATTGCTGAAAGCACTCATTACGTTATTCATTCCATTGCTAACCTTTTTACTGGCTTGCTTGAATACATCATCAGTCTTTGGATCAGAAACCCAACTGGAAACACTCTTAAATAATGGATTCGACATCTTGAAGAATGGCTCTGTTATTTCTCCAATCAATGCAGGTAATCTACCCTTGATTGTACGAACCATACCTTCGGACGTAGAACCAAAATTCTCGGTAGCCGATTTATATTTCTTCTGCATATTAATAAGAACTTCGTCCATTGTTTTAGAAGAAATTTTACCCGCCGACATCATGTCGTTCATTTGCTTCATGGTTAAACTACTGTTATTCGTTTGCTGTTGCATTGTCTTTAATAACTCGGTACGAATCTTTGGAAAGACGTTAACGAAACTCATCATGTCTTGTGCGGAAATTTTTCCATTGGCTTCCATCTGTGACCATTGCGTTGCGAAATTTTGAACGGAAGCGTCACTTTGACCGAATGCGTCTTGCAACGTCAACATTGCTTTGGTCAATTTTCCTGTTCTTTCAGCATTATCTGTAACAGCGTATAGTTTAGAATTTAAATCTTGAACCATGGGAACCGAATTAGCAGCAGCCGCCGCCATGTCGGTCGTCATTTTGACCATCTGTTTACCTTTTTTAGATGAACCAGTTAATGTCGTCCATGTAGCGTTCATTGTTTGCATTTGCTTGTTATATTCAATACCTGCACCAACAACACCAGTAACTGCTGTCTTGATCGCATTGAATCCACTAACTGCAACATTAGAAGCTATGCCACCAAGGAATGCACCACTAAATACGCCCCGAATCTTCCCCGATTGTTCTTTCAAATCTCGAACTTTATCCATTGCGGAACCCATATTGTGGTTAAAATTAGAAAAATCTGCCTTAAATTTCGTCCTTACAGGCTTTTTAAGCGATTCTTCTTCTTTTTTAATATGATTGACCTTGCTGTTTACATCTTCTGTCTGAGCCTTGATTTTTTGTGTTACGGTATCGCCTAATTCTGTTTTGACCTTCTCATGTGTCTCTTTTGCCTTATTAGATACCTTGGACGAGTTATTTTTGAATGATTCGTCCATCTTATCCCCTGCATTATTGCCAAAATTATGAATTAATTGCTTTGCTGATTCCAAATCAGGCGTGAATTTGTCTTTATTCAAAACTAAATCAATGTCTATTGTTCCATCTGCCATTTAATTGCACCCCCTTTCTCGTCTAAATTGAACTATTTCTGTTCAGCCATGCCTTTTAGCATAGTGAACATGTCTCCTACTTGTTGATTAAGTGTATCTACACTTGAATCTTCAAGAGAATAATATTCTTGAGCTCTTGTAAGGTCAGCTAACGCCTGTCCTTGATAATCGAGTATATTTGCTTGCCTGATGTCAATGATTCTCATGATTGGAGATTTACTTGAAAGGTTATTAAAAAGAGCCCTGAACTTCTCCCAACGCATTTTGTCGATTGAATCAATTAAGTCAATTCCATAATCAAACAAAAAAGACGCATAAATTGCTTCTGCGTCCTGTTGGTAACTGAACCATTTTGTCGGTTCGATATTCGGTTGATTATTTCCTATCCCTATTTGACTTTCAGGTTGGTATGGATCTTGTGATATGTACTCTGTGATTTTCTTTAAAGCGTCAGCCGACACTTCGTAATCGTCCATATCGTTAAAACTCAACGTATCAGCACCTAGAAAGATATTCCAACCAATAACCAATTTCTTGGTAAGAGCAACGTCGTCTTTATCAAGGAGTTCATACCATTTCAAAACATTATTGAATGAAAGGTTTACTTTCAAATCTCCAATTTCAGTGCTTACTCTATCATCTAGCCCATTGGTTAGAGATAACAATGTTTACACCCTATTTCTTTTTGGTATTAGTATTGATTTCAACTTTATCAAGGCATTCATTAACCTTGCCGAATACTGTCGCTAATGCTCTTGTTGACTTATTGAAGTATTCATAAATTTCTGTCCCTTGACCATCGCCAAAATACTTGTCAAAGAATGGAATGATTGCATTGCGGATTTCTTTATATAATCCTGACATCATTTTTACTTGTTCATCAGTAGACTTCTTATTTACAACATTTTCTTGCATTCTATTGACCTTGTCAGAAATCTTTTGCACCTTAAATTGAACCTTGTCCATGTCTAATGCGCATTGGTCATCAAATGTAAGCTCACGCTTTTTGCCACCAATCATAAATGAGTATTTTAGTGCTAGTTGATTATCAATATTTACGTTAATTGCCATTATTAAAAATTCCTTTCAAACAACCGCCTTCGTTTGCCGAATACTGTTTATTTCTTAGGCGATTTTTATACGTGATTATTTATTATTTTCCACTGTCTCCAGAAGCTGTGTTATCGCCTAATGATTGGCTTGAACCTGATTGTGTACCATTTTCTCCGTCGCCATCATCATTGTTCTTGCCACCTGTACCAAGGACTGGAACACCATTCAATGAGAATGTAACAGACATTGTTTGACGTGCATTGGCATTACCACCAAATGGAACAATTGCTGTCATGGTTGCATTAGCAATTACTGTGTTTCCTGCTTGATCGGTCCAACGGAACAATGTACGCAATGAATCTCCCATGGATAAGAACTTAGAAGCAATATAATCTTGTGCTTCGTCCCCTACAACTCTTTGGAATGTCATTGCGAATGTGACACGTTTACCTGTGACATCTGTTTCACTGAATCCTTTATCATTCCAGAATGATTGTGTATCGGCTGTTTCATTGGCAGCAGGTGTTGCTGTTTGCAATCCTTGAGAAATCTCTGCCCATTGTGCTTTTTCAGCGTCAGCGCTTGGGTCTTGACCGCCATTTAAATCTACTTCAAACTTATTGACCCAATTTTCAGGTCTTGTTAATGTTTTTGTTGGCATTTTTTATACTTCCTATTTCTTAATATTTGTAACGACATCTACAAAAAAATCGAGCATGTACACGGAATAACCTTGCGTATCTTGTTCAGACACACTTGGAAATCCTGTTTGCTCGATTTCGTCAAATTGAAAGCTGTCGTTCTTACTTTCAATATCATTCAACTGTTCTAGGAAATTTGAGATTTTCCATAGTGAATCATTCGCTAATTCTTGGTCTTTGGTTCTGATCGCAATTTC